TTAAATGTTGTTCCACCTAACCAACGGCACAACATATGCAGTTATTATTGGTGTGACTCTCACCAACCCTAAACGTTGTTTCACCCATTCCTTCATAAGTTGTTGAGTTTCGCGATATCCCAAAGAAAACATATTGGAAATATTACTCCAAATTGAATGTAAAACCAACAAATCACCTGATTTTTCCAATTCTAACACCACTTCATCATCTTTTTTCCAAAATTTAGAGCGCTTATATTTTGCCGATTCAACTTCATACATATCCTCAAATAAGTAATCCAAATACTTAAACTGAACTTTCCTCATTTGATTCTCTGTTATAATGTATTTCATATTTTTATATATTAAACGTTGTTCCATCAAAGTCATGCCAGTCTTGATTAAGCTGTTGGGTGTGACCCCCACCAACCCTAAACGTTGTTCCATCCAGTCTTTTATAAGTTGTTGAGTTTCATAATAATTTAATGAAAACATATTGGAAATATCACTCCAAATTGAACGTAAAACCCACAAATCACCTGATTTTTCCAATTCTAACATCACCTCATCATCTTTTTTCCAAAATTTAGAGTGCTTATATTTTGTCGATTTAACTTCATATATATCTTCAAATAAGTAATTTAAATACTTAAACTCCAATCTTCTCATTTGATTTTCTGTTATTAAAAACTTCATAACATATAAATATAAAAAAAGGAGCGTTTTTCGCGCTCCTTCACCACATAAGTTTTTAAGTATTATTTTTGTGTTTTGTTAACGTTATAATACTTCTCAATTGTTTTTTTAATTGAAGATTTTACGTCCTCACTAATCACCCTATCCTGTTTAGGTGCAGGATTTGGTTGAGGGGGTGGAGGAGGTGGTGGATTTTGATTACCTTTGCAACCGCATGACATTGTCGTTAATTTTAATTTTAATTTATGATTTTAAATCTATGTTTATAACAGGTTTTACGAACTGAACCTTTACCTTGTTTTCCGTTATTTAGTTTAACCCCTCTTAAAGAAGCGGATATACGCATTCTAATGTTTCGGGGGCTTCCTTTAGTAAATCCATTTTCTAATAAATAGTTTGCAGCATCAACTAAATTTTCAAATATGTATTCTTTTTCAGTTTCTATATTTATTAGCACAAATTTTTCAAAATTATTATTTTTCTTTAAATTATATTTTGAAAGTTGAATCTTGGTTTTGTCTGTTAATACATTTCTTCTACTATCACTAACAAGGCATAAATTATATCCAAATTTCATATTATTAGCTTTATTTTCTAAAATATAATAATTTTCTTTTTCAACTAAATCTTTTTTATCACACATTTCTATAATATCAAAAATAAAATTTTCTTTCCCATCCCTATCATAAGAACTTTGAAGAAACTTATTATCGTGAATTCCTTTTTGTAGCATCCAAAAATGTTTTTCTTTTCTTTTTTTAATATCCACAGAACTTCCTATGTATATTTTGTTATTTTTGGTGTTAATTATTTTATATATTCCGCAACCCATAATAATAAATATACTACATTTGCAATTATATCAGGATAAAACTATTTATTAAATAAAAAGAATATGAAATTTTCTAAAATTTTAATTGAAGGTAGAGTTGAGGACTTTGAAACCAAGTATACACAGAAGTATGGTGCGCAGAATGTACAAAGAATTGTTAATATGGTAACACCCAAGTATTTGGAGTGGGTTGGCAGAAACTTTGATGCGGTTAATTTTGATGAGAATTACGGAAAGTTGGTTGCGGCGTTAAATAATTTTGATAAAATCTCACATAATTTACCACAAACAGATATTAACCAGTATAAGAATTTACAAGAACTTACAAGTGCAATAGAACAATATAATAACACAACAAGAAGAGAAGTTGAAAAACACGAAGGAGGTAATGTTGTTTTTAATGATAATAGATTTTATGTGGTTAACCCATTAACTCACGAAGCTTCCTGTTATTATGGTAGAGGAACAAAGTGGTGCACCGCAGCAACAGGAGACGAACATTTTAGAAGATATAATACAGAGGGTAAGTTATTTTATATTATAGATAAAACAAAACAGAGTTCAGACCCATTTTATAAAATCGCCATCCTCAGAAATTTTGATGGGTCGGAGAGTTTTTGGGATGCAAAAGATGATTCCATACCTCAAATATGGGGAATAATAGGGAAAGACGAATTTGATAAAGTTAGTGAAAGTATTAACCAATATTTGGAACAAGAGTTTGCCGAACAATTAAAGATTTATAGAGATAAGGAATCGGCAAAAAAAGAAAGAGAAAGATTAGCAAGAGTAGAATCCCAAAGAATATTAGACAGAAAAACCGCAGAGGCAAATGAAAGAAGATTAGATGGTGAGTGGGAACTGGGTCCTGATTGTCCTGATTTGGGATTAAAGGCTCACGCTTTATTAGATTGGTTGGTTGATACAAGTGATGTTAGTGCTTTGACTAATGAAGATAGAGTTGAAATACAAAGGATAAAAAATGATATTGAGAGATTGAATGCCGAGTATGATGCCGGAGAAGATGCAGATACAAGTTTATTAGATGATATAAGTGATTTGGAAGATGAATTAACAGAATTGGAAGAGAAAATAGATGTATATAACATTATTCCTGTTGGAGGACATTATGATTTACAAAGTTTTGAAGTTATAAATAGTGCGGATTTAGAAGGTAGAGAATATGCGGTTGGAGATGAAGATGAAATAAAAAGTAGTTGTTATGATTATGTTGAACAGCTTATAGATGATATTGGTTACGAAGGATTCTCTAAAGGATTTGCAGAGGATTATATTAGTCAAGAACAAGTTAAGGACTTTGCATATGACTTTTATTATGATGATGTTAGAAACAGTCCTGAAAGTTATTTTGATGAAAACCAAAGAGAATTATCAAGAGAACAAGAAGATAGAATTTTACAATACAATACAAGAAAAGAGAGAATTGGAATTATGATAAGTTCTCTTGAAGGTAGAATGTCTGATATGGAAGATGAGGATGAAATTAGCGAGTTAGAAGACAAGGTTAGTGAATTAAATGATGAGTTAGATGAGATAGATACTGAAATTGAAGATATTGAAAATGACCCAGAGGGTGAATATCCTGATGATTTAATAGAAGATAAAGCGGAAGAATTGGCAAAAGATGCGGCATACGACCCGATGGATTGGTTAAGAGAAATGGGTTTAGATATAGATAATTTTATTGATAAACGTGAGTTTATTGAAGGAGTTATTGATGCTGATGGTTACGGACATACATTAAGTAGTTATGATGGAAATGCTGATGAAGTTACGGTTGAAGGAACAACATATTGGATTATCAGGTTAAATTAATATTCACCATCATAGAAATATGTATTATATTTTGTTATGGCAAGGAAAAAGAAAATATCATTTAAGCTCAATCCAGAATGGATGTTCAAAGAACCAATAGATTTTGAATATAACAAATATACTCTGTTAGATTACCTTAAAAAATGCGGAACAAACTTTGATAGTTTCAGGATTTATCCTGATTTTGTTGAATTATCACTTCATATTGCAAATACGCAGTCCCTTATTAGAGAAAATATACTGTTATTAACAGACAAGAAGTTTGAGGCTTGTGATGATGAAATACTACTCAAAGAATTATACCCCAAAAAACCGAGAGACATAAGTGATGAAGAGAAACCAGAGTTAGAAAAAACTTTACGGTATTCAAACACAAAATTATTTGATGCATTTAATATTGCAAAATCAATATGGACGGTTGCTTATGATAATGTTTTACTCACATTAAAAAAGAATAAAGATAATGCGGTTGTCGGTTCAGGGTTTGTTGTTTTATTTAATAAGTTTGAGAATAAGATTATTGTTTGGGAATACCAAATGAAAAAACCAAAGAAGGGAGAGTTAAATTATAAGCCACAACTTAAAAAGATATACGAGGGAGATGAAAATGAAGAAACCCTCACCTCAATTATTGAAACAAAATCAACTTGGAAAGAAGTTGAATTCCTTAAAAGATTACCGGTGTTTGAAGTTAAATTAACACAGGAACTTCCGTTGGAGGAGACAATCATCCCCATTCTTAAAAGAAAACTCCTCACATACGTTTTTAGTACCGCAAAAGTTTGACTATAATTTTTATTTTTCCTAAATTTTGGTATGGGATTTAATAAAGTAATTGTAGATGAAAAAATATTAATGAAATATTTTGAAAAGAATAAACCTTTGAAGATGTTATTCAAAGCGGAAGCTTTTATCTTTATGGATAAGATAAGCTCGGAGGCGTATGATTTATATACAAAAGGAATGTCTGATGAAGAAATAAAATTAACAATTAAAAACATACAAAATGAAGTGTCTAAAAGCAATTAAGCCAACAAAGAATGTTGAGGTGGGTAAAGTCATTAGAATTGACGATAAAGAAGCCGATTTGAAAGTAAAGGACGGGTATTGGAAATATGTATCCAAAACTGAATGGAAAAAATCAAAAGGTATTGAAAAATCTACAGAAGAAGTATCTGAACCACAAGAAACAAAAGTAGAGAATAAGAAATCTAAAAAGAATGCAAAAAATAATTAAAAAATTAGACTGGATTTGGGATTATTATTTTGTATATTTCTTATACAACGGAAACAAGTTGGATAGGTATTACGAGTATATGAATAAAAAATGGAATAAAAATGGAAAATAAAGAAATGGTTAACCACCCGAATCATTATGGGGGGGCCGACAACGCATATGAAGCGATTAAGATTATCGAAGCCCTTGAATTGGACTTCCACACAGGGAACGCACTCAAGTATCTTGTAAGAGCAGGAAAGAAAGACCCAGAAAAGGAACTTGAAGATTTAAAGAAAGCCGCTTGGTATATCTACCGAAAAATTAAAAATTTAGAACCTGCACAATGATTGAAACAAATAAAATAATAAATGGTGATTGTATTGATGTGATGAAAGATATGCCCGAAGGATGTATTGATTTAGTAGTTACTTCACCACCCTATGGTGTTGGAATCAAATATGACGTTCACGATGATGATATGGAATTCACCGAGTATCAGGAGTTCAGTAAAGACTGGCTCACACAAGTATACAGGATTCTTAAAGATGATGGTAGAATTGCTGTTAACATTCCGTATGAAATTAACAGACAGGCGAAGGGTGGAAGAATCTTTATGGTTGCCGAGGTATGGAAGATAATGCAAGATATAGGATTTGGTTTTTTTGGTATAATTGATTTAGAAGAAGATAGTCCCCACAGAAGTAAAACCACGGCTTGGGGTTCTTGGATGAGTCCATCATCCCCATATATCTATAATCCAAAGGAATGTGTTATTCTTGCTTACAAGAAACAACATATTAAGAAAGTTAAGGGCGTCCCGCAGTGGGTCGGTGTTCCTACGGATATTGAAATGGAAGATGGAACAACCAAGAAAAAGATTGTTTATCAAGATGATGATAAAAAAGATTTTATGGAACTTGTATTCGGGCAGTGGAAGTATCTTAATGATAGTCGCCCAATGACTAAAGCAACATTTAGTGCCGATATCCCAACCAAAGCGATTAAGATTCTTACTTATAAAGATGATATTGTCCTTGACCCATTCTGTGGTAGCGGAACAAGCCTTGTAAGTGCTGAAATTTTAAAAAGACGATGGGTTGGAATAGAGTTAAGTGAAAATTATTGTAATGTAGCTCGTAACAGAGTGCAAGTATTTATTGACCAAAAAAAACAATTAAATTTTAATTTATAATATTTTATTACTTTTTTTAATATTATCCACACCCCATAATGGTTGTAAATTAGTATAATGGCATAGTTTATAAATTTCTTCTTCAGTTTTTGCTGAAGATAGAGGAATAATGTGGTCAATATGAATATTTTTACCCATTAATTCCCAAGACATTCCATTTAAGAACTGATTTTCAATGTGATTTTTAAGAAATTCAGGAGAACATCCAATAATATCAAATGTTTTATTATTTTTTCTTAATTCTTTTAATTTTAAAAAATTATAAATACGTTTTCTTGATATATTTTTTAGATAATATAAAATGTCAGTACTCATTTTATATTTGGTGTAAATATTTTTACGTGTTCGTATTTTTTCTTTATTGTTTTTATGATATTCTTTATTTTTTGATAAAATTTCATCACGATTATTTAAATAATTTTCTTTCCTTAATTTTACTATTTTATCTTTATTAATTTTATTGTATTCCTTCAAATATTTAGATTTATTTTCTTTATTTTTTTCCAAATATTTTTTATATGTTTCTTGATGTTTTATACGATATTCTTCCGTTTTTTTACTATTACAACTTCTACAATGATACATTAAACCATCTTTTGATGATTTTAATTTACCAAACTCACAAACATTTTTTTCTTCTTTACACTTAGAACAAATTTTTTTCATAATAACTTCTTAATAATTTTTCAATTAATCTTGATTTATTTGTTAATTCATCTTCCATTCGTTTATTTAAGTCAGGACTTAAAGTTATTGATATCTTAATTTTTTTTTCTTCAGGTTTTTTTAATTCTTTCATATAATATAAATATCAGTAAAATCGGTAAAATCTTACTTTTATTAAAAACAATTAGAAATAGAAGGGTTAGTTTAACCCTTTTTTTTATTCACGTATATTTATAATAAAATAATTATGAAAGAAGAATTAACTTTAAAACTTATTCAAATACAAACTCAGTTTAAGTTTTTACATTGGCAAACATTTGGAGATGCTAAACACAAAGCATATGGTGAAATATATGATTCTTTAACAGAAAATATTGATAAATTTGTTGAAGTTATGATGGGAAAACAAGGAAGAGTTGAGTTTGACCCCGAGTTTTCAATTATGTTCCAAGATATCAAAAATTTAAGTGTTCAAAATTTTTTAGATGGTATTACAGAATTTTTAGTAGCAATGACTGACCAGTTAGATAAAAGATACGATACTGATTTGCTAAACATTAGAGATGAAATGTTGGGAGACATTAATCAATTAAAATACAGATTAACTTTAAAATACTAATATAATTAAAAAATATATTCAACAGAATCTCCGGGTTTAATACCCAACCTTTCACAAGTACCACCACCCAATTCAAGAACAATATTTCCTTTACCAACATAAGAGTCACAGTCCTCCGTTTCACACGGGGGACATTTGTGATGAATTTTAGTTATCTTATTATTTTTAATCATTATAATATCTAAATCTATTACACAATTCTTCATCCAAAAAGATTGAGACTGACCACCCATTAAAAATAGAAGTCCGTCAAAACCATTATCAAATTTCTTTCCCATCATACCTTTAGCTTGAGAAAATTTATCTGTAAGAGTTTTGACTTTGAAGATATTTTTGTTAACTTTAACTTTCATAATATATAAATATATGGATACTAAAACATACGTAGGTGTCGTAGTTAAATGTAAAGATAAAGTTCTTCTTTGTAAAAGAAATGCTCAAGGTTCATTTCCTGGAATGTGGTCCATTCCCGCAGGGAAGGTTGAAGAGGGTGAAGAAACGATGGAGGGGGCAAAAAGAGAATTCTTTGAAGAAACGGCAATTGATATTGATAACAAGGAGTTAACATTTGTCGGTTTAATTCCAAGACATACAAGAGATGGAAAGAAGATTAAAGGAATGATGTATGTGTATCAATATGATGTTGAAGATGAAATTTACCCTGATTTGGATAACGCAATTGATGGTTCTGAACACACGGAATGTGGATATTTTACCACAAATCAGGTATCACAAGAAAACTCGGGAGAGTATTTACATAAATTAATACAAATTATTTTAAAAAAATAG